TTTGTGCTTTATCGTATTCTTCTTTATCCACAGGAGTGCCATCTTTGTTTAATCTTGTATCATAGTTAACAGGGTATTCGTATTCTTCTTCTCCTATTTTTAAATTTACATCATTAAATACATTAACTCCCTTATTAGGAACAATTGTAATTCCTGTTCCTTGTATTAATTTTGATATTTCAGCAGCAGCTTCCTTGTCTTTTAAAGGTCTATTTCCTCCTCTTCCTTTAATTATTGAAGACATACCTGTTTTTACTTTATTGCTAAATTCAATTTCAGGGTCTTTAACAGCGGTTCTTCCGGCTTTAACACCTTCGAAGTTTTTCTGAGAAGCACCCATTTTCATATTAGGGTCTCCACCTTTGTTACGTTTCATTGTCTCAGCTACGTTATCAACACCGTGAACCTCATTACCAAGTTCATTCCATTGTCCTAATGTAATTGCATTAGGGTCATAATCAAGTGTACGATTTAGGTCAGGGTCTTTATACTTGAATGTTAATTTACCCGGAACACTTGTATCAATATCTAACAATCCTCTTGATTGAGATAATTGAGAACCAAGTATAGAGTTAATTGCGGCTATCTTATCGGCAGGCGTTCCTGCTTTAAATACATCTCCCCAAGTTCCAAGAGCATTGTCTTTCTCTTTCTCTTCTTTTCTTGCTTTAACAGCATCTTGAGACTCTTCATCTCTTGATACAGCACCTACAGCACTTGCCTCTTCTTTGTAATCGTACTGAGACCTCATTTGGTTTCTAATAAACTCTTCAGCATCTTGAGTTTGCTCATCAGTAAATACAGGGTCGGATTGACCTGTACTCGGATTTATTATTTCTAATATTAAATTAGGGTTTTTCTTAGCCTCTTCAGGGTCATCTGTTACATCATAAGGCTTTCCATTTGGGGCTACAGGTATAGAGTCCAAAAGTACACGCAATTTATTAATAGGCGGTCCTATAATGGTTTCAATCATTCCGTTTTCAGAATTAATAAATTTATATAATTTTTGTTTATCATCCTCAATTATATCTGTTCTTCTTGTAATATCTTCAATACTTGTTATTTTACCTTGTTTTGTAATACCTCCAAGTATTACCGCAGTTGTCTTTTCTTCTCCTAATGCATCAACAAATCCTTTTATAGGTGTTGCGTAGTCGTATTTATCCCACTCGCCTACAATCATAGTATTTATTTGGTCAACACTTGCCATTTTACCGGGTGTGTCATCCATAGTATAGACTGTTTTACCATCGATAACTTTTTCAGTCTTCATAGCAGACATAACTTTACCATTAGTAGGATTAATATATAAAGCTGCTTTATTAAAATCTCCAAAACCTTCTGCTTTTTGTCTTTGACGAGTCTCATATAAAGAAGCCTTTCCATCTCTATACCTTTGCATTGTATTACCATAATTAGCTTGATAGGCTTTCAATGCGTTAAACGCTAATTCAGTACCATCATTAATATTTTGTCTATTAATGGTATATTCTTTTAATGATATTTGACCTCTTTTTAAAAGGTTTTCTTGTATTCTAACGTAGTTTGATGCTTGGTCTGCAAATTCTAATGCGGCTGTTCTCGCTCCTTTATGTTCTCCATTAGGGGATGTTGCCAACTCGTTCATTGCCTCACGAGTAGCTTGGTCAATTGCGGCTTTCTTTTCTTCCCGAACACGGTTAGTTTCGGCAAGCATATCACTCATATTCTTACCGACCTCTGCCCAATTTACCTGCGAGTCCGCTTCCCGCTCTGCATATTTATAGTATGTTGCCATTTTAATTTACTTTAGGGAATAATGAGCCATAGATGTTGTTTAATTGGTCTTTTGGTAGTCCTGACATAAAATCAGTAAAGTCAGCTCCTTTCATTCCTCCTACAGATGATAAATTACCATATCCTGACTGTGTAGATAAACCTGCTACTTTGTCTTGAAAGGCTTGCTGAGATAAACCTCCGGCTTTAGCACCCTCTTCAATTTTGCCAAATGCTTTAGCTGAACCTGATTTAGCAAATAAAGGAACCATAGCTAACCCTTGTTGAAGAGTTGATGATAGTCCTTGAAAGCCTTCAGATGTTGATTGAGCAGCTGCTCTTTCTGCATCTCCTGCTGCCTTCTGAGCACCTTCTGCTTCTCCCAAATCTAATTGAACTCCTAAGTCTCTTAAACGACTTTGCTCTGCTATTTGTTTGTTTTCGATGTCTGTCATTTCAGCACCCATAGCTGTACGGATACCTCCTTGAGCTTCATTTTGTGCCATTAAGACCTTGCCCGCCATAGTAGCTGCCCCTCTTTCGGATTCAACACCTGCTTGAATAGCTTGAGCTCCTGCTGAAAGCATAGCTTCCCTCTGAAGTTCATAAGGCTCTTTTTTTATCGCCATTTTATCAGTAAAATTAATTTCAAGTTTTTTACGAGCCTCTGCCATTGCTTTTGCTGCTTCTGCTTCTGCTTTTCTTTGCTTTGATTTTTGCTCTCCTGCTTGAACAAAAGACATTGCTGTTGTACCTGCTGATATTGCTAATCCACCTATCGCTACTGCTGTTGCTACTCCCATATTATAATATTTTTATCATTTCACTTGTGTACCCGCCACCTTTAGACCAACCAAGGTCGGTATAGGTTTTGATTAAACTTTGGTTCTTAATTAATGCGTATCCATATTTGCTACCTGTATTTTTACAAATATTAGTAAGAGACTTTATTAATAATCTTATTGCCTCTCTTCTTTTGTCTTTTATTCGGTATTCTTTATTAGAAACAATCCAATCTACCCAAGCTACTTTTGAATTTGTAACATATATAAAACCTGCACATATTGGCGTATCTCCATCATAAACTATAACTCCACCTTTTCCATCATCAGGTAAAAAATCCTTAGTAGGTGGCTCCCAATTCCATTGCTTCCACCATTCTACAAGAATCTCTTCATAATCAGTGTCGCAAAGATTTCTAATTTCTAATTCCATATTGATACAAAGATATTAAAATTAAGGGAAACTTTTCATTACATTAGTCTCAACTGCAAATAATTCAATTTTGCTGTTATAATTATTTGAAAGTGTAGTTACACAATAGTGTCCTAAAACCCCGTGAGACTCAGCTACAGAATTTTTAACGTATAAGAAATAATTAACATTCCCGGGTATTGGAGTAGTTATTGGAGACAACATATTATTGTTTACAATTATTCTATTTATACCTGCCGGATAATCAACTATAACATTAACTACAGTTCCTGCAAATTGAGCATTTGTTCCGAAATAAACATAGTCTCCAATACTTATAATATTTCCTATAGATACTAATGGGTTTATGCTAAAGTTAACTTGAGCGGTATTAGTACCTGCACCTGTAACCGTTAAACTATTTCCTATACCATTCAAACTTCTAAGAGCAAATTCTCCAATACTGTTATTTCTAACAAATGCAAAATAAGATGCTTCTTTCTTTTCAAACCAAGAACTTTCAATGAATCCTGATACTTGTAAATCAGTCGCCAACTGAACATCCCAAATTGAATCTCCTTCTAAATTTATTGTTTTAAATAATTTATTTTCAAGAGCAGCATTATTAAATACAGTTTCAATCGTTGTTGGTTTAAAAGCATTCGTAGGCTGTCCTAATTTAACCCACCAAGGTTCGTAAAACGTATTACGTGATTCATTTACATTATGCTTGTAAATATTTCCTCCTTTGAAAGTATAGAAATAATTATTCATTCCAATCATCCAATCAGGATAATAAGAATAAAAAGACACCCAACCTGCAACTCCTTCAGAGTATGATAATGTATAATCCATATTTTTTTAATTTATCAAGGAACAGGTCATATGCAATTAGTAATTGCAACCACTACTCCGTTTTGAACTTCTATTACTTTATTTGGTGGAACACCTGCTACATTATCTACTAAATAGAAATCATCAACTAAAGGTGTAACTCCATTTTCGTCTTGAAAAACATAATCATATATACCAATAAAAGTGTCATTAGCAGTATGAACTTTTGCAAAGTAATATGTTTCACTTAAAACAGTTGAACACTGAATATTGTCATTATTAAAAACAGTTGAACTATTAAATGATGGTAACGCTACAGGACAAATTGCGCCAAAACTCCATCCTGTGCCTGTACAAGGACCAATAATCTCTATAAATAAACTACTTGGAGTTGCATTTACTTTTGGTATTACTAATTTACAATCGCCCCAAGAGTTAGCTGTTATAGAAAAATCACCAACTGCGATTACAGTTGTCTCGGTATTTCCCGTATTGTCAAAAGAAGATGTTGCAGGGTTGTATAAAAAAACTGATTGAGTAACAGTCCCTCCACTAGGATACCAAGCTGAACAACCTCCGGTATTACCTGAAGTGCCTACAATTGTAAAATTATTAGCATTAGGGCTTTCAAAAACACCATTGACAGGAGAGCTTAGTTTGTTGTAAACTACTCCATCGTAAGTAGCTCTTATTCCATCCGGAACTTGCGCAACGTTAAAGGTAACAATTATAGCTCCTGTAGATTCAGGAGTTCCTCCTACATTTAAATATATTTGATACACCCCACTTCCCCCGGAACCGCTTATAGATGTTCCACAAGGAACAGGACAAGGACTTGGACAAGCTTCGGAAGTAGATAAAACTCCTAGTATTTGCTGTCTTGATACTGTTCCATCAGAATAAGCTCCATCAGGAGCTTTATTTGTTAATGAAACATCTGTATATACCGCTGTAGCAGAAGTTAAATCTGCTGCGTTTAAAAAATATGTTGAACTTACTGCCATTTTTATATTAAATTAAATTACACAACCACAACAAACATCGTATGTATCAACTCCGAAACACAAAGTAACTTCAACACCGCACGCTGCGCAAAGTTGCAAAGGTAATAATGTTCCGTTAACTAACTCTCTAACTTGACCTTCGTATGAATAAAATCCATTTGCAGCAAATATAGTCAATTGTTGGTCAACAAATATTGATGTTGAACTTGCAAATGGAGCGTTAAGATAATAAGTATCTTCTACACACTCACAACAAGCGTTAGCTGCTGATATATTAGAGAAACATAAAAGCGTAGGAATTGAATCTCTTAAATCCCAAATTAAATAAAGGTAGTCTCCATTTGATTGTGCAGGAACAGTAAAGTTAGCATAATAAGTTGGGTCTGAACCAAGATTAGGAGTAGCAATAGTAGATGCTGCTAATAAAGCTTGAATCTCAATATCATTATTATTATACAATGTTGAGCTCCTCAAATACCTAAATTTATCCTGAGCTATATTAAATACATAGTTATCAGGAACTATTTTGTTTGATATTAATTCCATAGTACTAAACTCAGGAGGGAAACCACCGGCACCTACAAATCCTGATACAATATTATATCTTGACACAAGAGGCACATTTGAACCGCTTTGAAAAAGAACCAAATTAGATAAAAGAGGTCCTACAAAAGACCCATTAATATATCTATATTGACTGTGTATTGTTTGTCCTACCTCAGATGCGTTAGTTATTACAACTTCAACAATATCCATTGTAATAGCACTACAACAATCAGCAAGTATATCTACAACCATATCTCCTGTGTATGTAAGAGTTATGGCTGCTGTTTCAATTAAGACGTTGTTCTTATTAAAGAAAATACTTCCGTCTAAATTTGTTGGTCCTGAAGTTACAATAGTTCCATTATAATCTACGCTTACAGAAAGAGTTTTTCCTGCTTCTATAGATGAGAACGCCCAAGCAATTTCAGTACTACCCACAAGAGGACCTAAGTCAACACAGTAAGACAGTGATTTGCTTACTTCATTTTCCACAGATAATGTAAATGTTTGAGATATACCGCAATTTAAACACTGAGGGTTTAATGGTAGTGATTGGTTGTTCATAGACAATACATACTCATTCATATAAGGGTCAAAACCTCCAAGTTTTTGGTAATTAAATGATGAGTTAAATTCATCTCTAAACCAAGTCCTCATATTTTGTTCTGATATAGCAACCAATTGTTCGTTTTGACTATCTCCTCCTTTTAATTGAATAACTGCGCCCCGCTTGGCATCTGCAAAATATCTGTCAAATCCCCATTGAACATAACTTTCAGGATTAAAACTTATACCGTACTTTTCAGTACGTGCTATTTGAGTACCTAAAACCTGTGGTGTGGCTGTAATTATACCTCCGGCACTTGCATCTGACAATAAATTTTTCTCCGCTAAAACGTAAGATATTTTATCTTCTTGTAATGTTAAAATATCTGTATTTCTTCCATCTAATAATTGTATAGCTCCAAATGATGCTTCGCAATTTTTAAAATTAGATAATCCTTTATTAAACTCATTTAATTTATTGATATTTGATTCTGCATTATAGACACCACTATATGTAATGTCAGCAAATCTATCAGCAGACTTATAATCTTGTTCAGCAACTGTTGTTACTCTTTGACCTAAATTAAATGACTTTCCAATAATAGAATCACGTATTTTATAACTTTCTACTCCATTTCCAAAAGAAAAACAATTGAAAAAATTAGTGTCAATTATAGCAGGAATTAATGATGCAATATCTTGGTCTTGAACATTTCCTGAATGATTTCCATCTAAATCAATAGCAAAAGACAAATTATTTTCAAAAAATATATCAGGTAAAGAATCACTTGGCTGAGTCTCAAAGATGATAGTATTAAGTGCTCTAAAAACTTGAATATCAGAAGTAACACAATATTTTCTTGAGTTAGGATAGCCTACTCCTGTACAGCTTTTACCCGTTGACATTTGAAGTATTAGTTCATTTGTAGTAGGGTTTCTATAAAACTGAAGATACATTATTTCAAAGTCTATGCTAGTCAAGATTCCGTTTGTTGGTATATATTCTAACTCAGTACTATCGTCTTTAGAAGTACCTGAATTTAGTAAATTGGATACATTATCTCCATTCCACCAATCCTCAAAATTATCATAATTAGTAGTAGATGATAACCTTCTTTTAAAGGAATACCCTCTTGCTTCACACTTGCTTCCAACACCTGCTCTGTTCCAATCAAAATCTAAAGTAATTATACTTCCCGCAGGAACTGAATAGTCTAAATACATTCCCGGATTATCGGGGTCCTCTTTATTCACAGTATATTTTAAAATAGCATAATTACCTCCTCTTTTTGCACAAGCTGATTCGTTTCCTAATAGAATAACAGCGTCAGGCTCTGCAACAGCAGAAAAGGTATTTGGATTTATTTTTAAATATAATCCCGAAGGAACTAATACGTTATCTATAGGCTCTATAAAACCCTCTGCTTGAGCTTGTTTATCTAAAACTGTAGCATAAGCACAACTTCTTCTAGGTCCATCAGTGTCTGCCTTAACTATAAATTTATCTCCAATCTCTACTTTTCTTGTGTTCTCTCCTTCTAAATAAAACCAAACTGCATTTGAGGCAGGGTCAGTAAAGAATAAATTACAATAAATTGTTTCATAATTCTCTTCGTCAGGTTTAATTACAAACTTATATCGCTTAGCCCATTTTGGCGCTCTTTGAGTAATTGGTATAGTTACCTGTATAGAGTTTTTATTTGAAGATAGTCCACAAGGGATATGCACAGTGTTTTGTTGGCTAACTAAAGCTGTTGAAGCTCTATTGTATCCATCCATATATACTATACCTATTTCATAACCTCTATTGCTATGTAAACTTTTTGGACTTGCTATATCCTGAAAAATAGCCTGTGCAAAAACCACTTCGTAATATTCATACACAGATTCGACAATAACATTAGGGTCATCTACATATTGCATAGCAATAATCTGAAAACCTATTTGAGAACTTGAAGGAGAAGTTATTATATTAATAGGCTGACCATTTTGTGTTACTCCGCTTGCTACTTTTTGTAAGCTATCTAAATTTTGAGGTAAAGCACAGTTTAATAAATCTGTAAAAGTACCACCATCGCAAGATGTAGGATTTCCGGGTGTCGCATCATATACAGGTAATATTGTTGCAGCAGTACCTACCGCTTCTTGAAACTCAATACTTGTTGCTAAAGCATATACTGATGTATAATCTTTACCTAAAAAATAATCAAAAGAGAGTTCAGTGTTATCAGTTGTTTCAGTAGGGAAAGGATTTGTTCCTGTAAAACCACTATGAGATATAGTAATGTTCAAACTTATAAAAGCACCTGAAATAAGCTCAATACCATCTAAATCAATATAAACTGCTGAATTTGCTACTGAATTAAATCCATTAATACTATAGTTTGATGACTGAACAGAATCGGGAACATTAGTTAATCCTATTTCTTGAGTAATTACATCAGTTGAATATTCTATCTTAATAGGAATACCATTTTTATCAATTAAATCATATCCTTCTACATAATTACCATACATAAGCCTATTGCCCATAATAGTTTGAGCTTTAGCAAAAAGAGGTACGTTATCATAAAGTCTTAAAATTTCAGCTTCATTTAAAACGGTAAATATTTTACTATTATTAAATGAGAATTGATATACATTATTGTCAGCAAGACCTAAATTACTTTTATTTAATTTATCAATAATTTTAATTATATTCTTATTTCCTTCTTTAAATAATAAATCAATCCCAACAACTAAAGGTCCACCTGAATTATAGCTAACAATAACTGTATTAACAAAATTTGTCATACCTTCATTTAACATACTATTTACACTAAATTCAAAAGGTTTTGGTGTAAAAGCAATATCAGACCACTGAGATGTAGCAGAGTACTCCCCATTCTCATATTCATATCTATATGCAAATGAAATAAATCTTTCTTCTAAAAAGTTTTCTTGACCCCCTGTTTTAAAAAATGTAAAAGTAGGAGATTCCGTTGGTGGTTTTTTTATAACAGCAATTGAATCAGGCAGTAATTGGTCTATGTTGTTTATCGGATTTGAATAATTTTTTTTAATATTAATAACTCTTGGAGCATTATAATCATCTGTAAAAAACAATAAGTTTTCAATTAAGTTTACTCCTGTAATAAGATAACTTGAATTAAAATTCAAAACAGTATCAACACCTCCTCCATCATCAATACTGATAATGTGGTATGTTAGTATGTTTGTTAATACGTTATAAGAGACAATTAAATCAAGCTTCCCTGTAGCTCCAATAGTAAATGCAGGGTCGTGAACAAACCAATATATTGTTTCATTAGCACTATCTGCAATGGCGCCAATACATCTTGCCTGAGTACTTAATGGAGTTCCATTTATATATGCCAAAGCAGTAAATGGTAAATTACCTTTTGTATTAGTAATAACCCCTACTTCAGACTTTTCAGTTGAGCCCATCCTAACATTCATAGCATCAACATATTCGCCATCAGGGAGCAATCGTTGGTCAACGACTTTATTCATTCTACCTGCTAAAAAATTTCTTGTCAAATTTGCCATACTATTTGATTATCTTATCCATACCTCTTAAATTCATTAAGAGTCTTCCCGGATGAATGTTACTGATTCTTATTTTTGCATTTGACAACAAAGCTCTTCTATCTTTTCTTGCACGTGCTATTATATATTCCTGAACACCAAATTTAGAGTTTAATATCTCATATTTTATTGCTGCATAAACATATTGTTCAAATAACTTATTAACGGTAATTAATGAATTATCCCCTCCTTCCATACCATCAGATATATACTCAAGAATACAAAGTTCCCCTGCCATACTTGAGTCAAAATTTATAACCCCTGCTTTTTTATCAATCTTAAAAGTAGGATTAAAATTTGCAGTTTCAGTATTTAATCCAAAAGCAGCTCCAATTCCATAATCAAAATACCACATCCCATCATAATTCCAACCATATTGCCCACTAAATTGGCTTCCTTGATTTAGATAAATGCTTTTTTTAGTTTGCATAAGTCTATCAAAATCTATAATAGAATTTTGTGGCTGAAGTATATTACCATTTTGGTCAAATAAAATATTCCCTCGATTATCTTGTAAATAAGCATTAGAAGACATTATTTGAATATTCTCAGTTAAAGGTCTTAACAAGCCATTTTTATATAATGAAATACGAACCCAACTCACATAGTCCGATGGAAGCACATATCTTAACGAATCAGCTACGCTTAGTTCTAATACCTTGATTTCCTTGAAAGCATCGTAATTAAGCTCTTGTATGGCTCTTTTTGCGTGAAAAATTATCTTATATCTTTCTTCATTATTAACCAATGAATGATTTCCTGAATACATCAATAAAAAATTATTGACTATATCATCTAAACTAACATATTGGTAAGAACCCCAATTTGCATCTTGAGGTGTGTTACCATTATTGTCGTAATATTCATATTGCGATATATATGCCATTTCTCGTTGTTTTTATTATTGATTATTTTGCTGTTCTTGAATCATACCAAATTGAGCAACTTCAGTTTCACGAATTGAAATACCACAATATTGAAGTATATTCATTACTTTTATATAATTATCTGAAAAAGGAAGTTCAAAGTCTTGATAATCGGGCTGTGATTGGTCAAATGCCGGTTCCCCGCTTACCAATGTAATATATGTCCATTTTGGAGTTTTAGGGTATCTAAAATAAACACATTCAACTTTTCCTTTAGCATCTATAGTGTCGGGAAATAACTTAATTGTTTCTTCCTCAAGAGTATATGATGGATAAAATTCAGTTGGACTTGTTAGGCTCGATGCATTAAGCATTGTTATTTTTCCAACACTAACTTTGTCAGCTTCTTTTACTGCTTTTGAGTAAATATTATAAATTTGTCCTGCTGCTGTAAAAATATTTGAGCTTAATGCTATTAAAGTATTTGAAACAACATTTGTTATAGTAGATACAGCTCCTGTATTTCCATTCACAACAACATCTCCTGCTGTTAATCCATCAGATAAAAATGTTGCTGTAGAATCTACAAGTGTATTTGCACCTGCTGCTGTAGTCAATCCTGATTTTAAAATTTTTGTATGACAAAGCATTTTAAGAATATAATAATCATCATCTCCTGTTGTAGTAAGAGATGGTGCTGAGTATCTATTTGAACCCAAATGCGATAAGTAATTTGTAACTAAAAAACCTTCAAGCGTTTCAGCAATAGGACCTTCAATTTCAGCATAATCACTCCCGGCTGTACGTGCATTTTCAGCATTTATAGCCTTGTTATAATTTTTGAAGTAATCTTCAAATATCTCCATCTGTGCATTTTCAGCAAATAAATTGAAGTCTGATGGAGAAATATACCCATAATTATTTTTATTTAATACGGATAGTACTGTATTTCTAACTTCGTTTATCATTTTTCAAATCTTTTTACAAATATACATAAAAAAAGCACAGAAATAAATCTGTGCTACTTTTCAACTAAGGGCATCTTAATTAGATTGTACTACTGATGGAGGTTAGCCTCTAACATTTTAAGGGAGTCTATACCATCATCGCTTGATAAAAAATAACCTGCTATGTCATAAGGGTCTTCTCCAAATGGTACGGATACCATTTTTTTCTTATTTGTTGGTGTATTAAACCAAACCTCTTTATCTCCGTTGCGTAATGCTAATAGTTTTTCTTCAAAGAATTTGCGAACTTTAGCTTGAAACTGTAGTTCAGGGTCATTCAATGTAGCCAAGAATCCACTTGGGTCATTTTTAGCAAACACTAAAATATCTCGTTTTAATTCTGCTGTTGATATTGTTGAAGGGTCTTTTCCGAACATAACTCTAGTAAGAGTTTCTATCTGCTCAAGAGAAAGTTTTCTTGCTTCAATTAACGCATCAATTTCAAGGTCAAAGCTTTCAACCTCGTATGCAGCATCTTTTTCTTCATCTACTTCAACGAAAACTCTTCCGTTTAATGGGTGGTAGTGTAAAAAGGCTTGAAGCGCAGGATTAGTTCTTGGAACGGATAAAAATCCATCCTCAAACATAATTGGTTCAATGATTGCATTTCCATCTTGCTCATCCTCAAAAGGGGACTTTTGATTTATTGCATACCTAAGAGCACGATTCTGATTCTTTTTTTCATCATACCACATTAGTGGGAATCTTGGATGATTTCTTGCCGCTAAACTATATGAAAGCGGATTACATGTTGTTAATTTATAGACTTTGTCTACTGAAACTATTGTTGCCATTTTTATTAATGATTTAATTTAATTTAATTTTTTAAATATAAAAAAGAGAGTGTCTTTAAAGACACTCTCTAATTAATTATATATTATCCAAAACGGAATAATACGAAGTTGTTTGCACCAAGAGTACATACACATCTTTCAGACAAGAAGTTTACCTCCATTGCATCCAAGTCGCTTGTGGCAGCACCACCGGCAGAACCTGTAATCCAAGTTTTGTATCTTCTATCTTCAGCCTCAGATGCACGGTATCTCACGTGTAAGAAAGGTCGTTTTGCGTTTTTACCCATAATTTGGTCATACACTGAAGTAGAACCTGCAGGAACCATAAGACCTGTGATTGTACCTGTTGCAGTAGCAGCAGTATTGTTCAATCCACCTCTCATAGTTGGGTCATTTAGGTATTTCCAATCAGATTTGTAGAAATCATAACCTCTACGGAATCCTGTGAATCCTAAGTTCAAAGCCATATCAACATCATTGTCGAATAAACCGAAAGATGCAGATTGAGCAACACCACCTGAAGTATAACCATTCAATGTAGCTAACATATTGTCGATGTCAAAAGATAGTCCACGGTTAACAAACACTACGTTTTCTTCAATAGCTCCTTGTTTGTCCAAACGAGAAACAATAGAATCCCAATCAGATAAAGAAGTTGGTGTACCACCACCCCAAACATTTCCTCTGCTATTTACAACATAGAAGATACCTTCAGACCCACCTTGACCATTTCCTCCAAGTACAGCAGCTGCACCTGAACCATTTTGAGCAGGAACTGCTTCAATCATAGATGTTTCAATGTAGTCTTCAAAACGTAAACGAGTTTCGTGCTCTGATTTCAAATACCACAAGTAACCTGTTGCACCATTTTCAGTAGTAACTTCAACCCATCCAATTTGAGCCATATCAGAACCATTAACTGAATACTTATCCTTCAAGATAATAGGCTTGTTAGAATAAATTTCATCTTCCGCTTCTAATGAACCAACCATTCCGTTAGTTCCTTTTTTAAACTCAGAACCGTAAATGAATACAGTACATTGAGTAGCTACAGCAAAAGCTTGACCTGCTGCTTCGTAATAAGCTACTGTAAAAGTAGTTGCCGAAGGTACTGCAGTAACAATTCCTTTGTTATAAACACCTGATGCGTTGTTTTGAATCATTACAGTTTGACCTACTCTGATTGCAATATAAGTAACACCTGCATCTGCTACAGTAAAAGTAGCAGTATTTGCTGCTAATGCTGCTGCTGAAGTACAGTTTGTGTACTTAATGTGAAGACGACCTTGTTCTGCCCATTTGATTTGGTCAGAGTTAGAAGGCATCTCTGCACCTACCATTCTCAAGAATGATGCGATGGTTCTATTACCATAACGCTCAAACTCTTTTTCATAAGTATCAGGAAGATACTGATTCAAAAAGTTGAAGTTAGTAATATAATTTGTCTGTAACGCTACCTGCTCCGCTGAGGGTTGTAATGCATAAGTAGGGTTGTTTAATAATGCACTTGCCATTTTTTTTTGATTTTAAATTTTACATTCTTTTTATACTGCGAATCTTTAGACCTCTACCTGAATCAGGATTTATCGCTTTTACCTGCATTCCCTCCGTTGCTTTTGTAATTTCAGGAGCTCTATTTGCTGACATTTGAATATTTTTAATGCCTTTCATAGTACCTTCCGTTGCATCTGATTGCCCTTGTTCGTAAAAAAACTTGGCAAATTTTTCAGGATTCATAGCAATTGATAATGACCTATGATAACCTTCTGCATCTTTAATTAACCCTTGCTCATCTAAATACTTATTAATAAAGTTTGTAGGTGTGGCTTGAGCCTTTTTAAGTTCAGAAGCGTCTCCGGGATTGAAAGTGATTCGTTTGTCATTAACATTGAACTCAAAACCTTTGAACTCTCTGCTAAATACTTCATCAGTCTTTTGGTTAAACCAATTTCTTTTTCTTTCATTCTCTTCGTCAATAGTCTTCGCTTGCTTGGTATATTGCTTGTAGCTTTCGTAAACTTCTTTTTCATCATCAGAAATAAATCCCGCACTTGACTCAAGTGGAATTTTATAGTTTTCTTTTTGATTGTTAAAAAATTTTCTTGCTTCTGCAACTGCCTTTTTTGTTGTAATCTTAATTCTTTTAATTTGCGACTCGTCATCAACGTCTTCGTCATAACGATAATCATCCATTAAAGAATCTATATCATCAGCATCAAGTCCTTCTTGAGTTGCTGATAAATAATTTTTAAGTAAACTTTCAGGTTCCATTGAGTCAAAATCTTTTTTAAGACTTAAAAAATCCTCAAATCCTCTTCCTGTTTCCTTCTTGTATTTCATATAAGCAGCAACATCTTCAGGTAAAGCCTCAGCTTCTTCCCTTTGAGCTGTTAATTCGTCTAATGAATTAATCTGCCTATTATATCTTTTTCCAATATATGAAATAACTTGTTCTTCACTTAATTCTGTAGTAGTATCAACAACAGGTGATTCAACTACGGGTATCTCAACTACAGGAATATCTTGTCCGGGAACTCTAACATTATCAAATTGTTGTTCGTGTTTCTCAAGTAACTCTTGTTCAACTTGAGCAGTTCCTTTTTCTTCTATACCATCTAATAACCTTACTTTCATTTCCATTTGATTTAATTTTGATTTAATTTAATTTTTTACAAATCTATACAAAATATTTGACATTTTTAACGTGGGTCAAATTCCCCTAAATCAAAACCATCTAAGCTATCTTCATTTGATTCAAAAATTAATGGAGGTAAGTTATTTTTTCTTTGATTTATAAGTTTGGATTGTTGAGTATTTTGAAGACTAATACGCTTATCTTTAGCATCTTCTTTTAATTGTTCTTTTTCAACTATTTTTCCGCCCTGCATATTATTTAATTCTAAAGTATAATTAAACTCCTCAGCCATTAAATGAGATTTTAACTCAGCCTCTACTTGCATAGTCTTAATATTATACTGAGTCTCCATTTCCTTTAATTGCATTTTCATATCCAATTGAGACTGCATATTTTGCATAGCTGTTTGCGCAGCCATTTGCTGAGACTGAAGTTGTTGCTGAGAGACCATTGCTTGCTTCTGCATTTGCATCTTCTCTTCTCTATCTTGCTTCTTAATTCTCTTTTGTTTTAATAATTGATTTGCAAGTTTAAGATTTCTAAGTTCACGAATATCAATAGCATCTTCAAGATTAATATCTCCTTTAGATAATGCCATTTGAACATTGCCTTCAAGTTGTGCTTTTTGTTCTTCATCAGGTGCAACTTCAATAAAAATACCAAAATCATATATATATAAGTCAGAAATATCATTTAATATAGAAACGTTATATCTACCTATTTGATTTATAAACTCATCTTTAAAGTCTGAATATTCTAAAATATCTCCAATTCTGTATGTTAATGCCTCAGCCATTGAGCGAAAAATAAATAGTCCACCTTCAAGTATGTGTCGAGTAGCTGTATTTGAGTTCAAAGCTGCTAACTTTTGTAAGCCAACTAATGAATTAGGGTCAGGAGTAGAACCATCTCTTGCTTCGTTAAGACCTGTTACAGTTCTAATCATATCCATATAATGATTGTAATTTGTAATAAGCATTTGAGTCTTTCCTGTTCCATTATTAGAGTTTAACTGAGTAATTGGAACTTTAGCATTATTAAAATCTCCATCTTGAGTAAAACTTCTTCCAACAACAGAACCTGTTTGGAAATAAAGTCTTAAAGCATCTTCGGGATTATAAGCTGCTCCATTTCCTAAATCAACCTCATTAAGTCCATCTGCATCAATAAATACACCATCAGGAACTACTCTATTAATTACTTGTTGAAGTTTCAAATGAGTAAGTTGAATAAGGTCAGCAAAAGGTATCATTCTACGAACTAAAGACTCTATAGCTCCTTTGTACATCCTTGGAGCACAAGCTATATAGTTTGGCAATGCGTGTTGTGATGCGGATTTTGGTCTAACCATATTCTCGGACATTTTCCATTGCAAAAGAATATTGGTTCCCATTACCATAATACCTTCATACCATACATCAATAGTTTTTTCAATCTTTTCAAAATTACCTTCTTCCATCATTTGCGTTGGAGGGTTGAAAGTATCGTCTTTTTCTATTACACGAGAACCGCCATTTTCAAGTATTTTCTTTTTATAAACTATTTTTTTAGTAGTTTTATAATTAAAGTACATTAATGTACAAGTGTCTCTTGAGAATACACTATTTTCATAAAATTGAGCTACATTAAAATAATCATACCACGATTGGCTATATTGAGTTATTTCTTGTAAATCTTCTTTAGTAAGTTTTTGGTCAATCTTCATTAACTCAGTTATCGCCATAGTTTTAATCTCTCCCCAATAGAAACAGTCTCTGAAATAAGGGTCTTCAGTATAGCTATAGACAACATTTGCAGGGTCTACATAAGATATTTTAACTCCTGTTCCTTGAAGAAATTCGTGTTTTGATATTGATATACCAAGAACAGTAGCGTCATAATCAAGTCGTTTGCGAATCTCATCATAATGATTAACATCAAACATTGTATTTAGAGCTTCTTCTTCAGCAATTTCAATAGCCGGTTTATAATTTAATTGCATATATAATGCTAATTCTTCATCAGTATTCGGCAATTCATCAGGGTCCATAACAAAAGGGTCAACGCCTGATAAGTCTTTAATCTTTGTTAAGATTTCTTTACCTGCCATTTGAGACTCCATCATCTCCTGATATTTATTTCTTTTAGCTTGAGACATAGCATCTTGTGCGTATGCTTTAACCTTGAATAATCTTTCAGACATTCCATTAACAACAATGTCAACAAATTTAGGAATAATAGGAACAGGGGTCCAATCTAAGTTTAAATATGATAAATCGCCATCAATAGCTAATTCATTTTTATATTTACCCACTCCTTGTTCTCCTCTTGCATATAGTCTTAATCTATGAAATTCTTTCCACTGACCATAATATCTGCAATTATTTCCATCTTTTCTAAACCACTCATATTGAATAGCCTGACCAACTTGTAATCCAAATTGTTGAGATGCTTTTTCTGAATCAGTAGCTAGCTGACTTGGAAAGGCTGACGATGTAATATCTATTGTTACGTTTTTCATTTGATTAATTGACTTGTTGAACCATCATTAGAATACCTTGCGAAGTTAATACTTATTTTTGAATCTTTTTTCTCAGGCATATATAAATGCTTCTGATTAGCCATAATAGCTAATCCTGAACTTATAGACGCATCAAATTTAGTTCTGTCATTTATATCAAACTTTGCCCAATCTTCTAATGTTCTTGTAAAAGGCATAGTACCCATATCTCCTCCATCTCTATAATCTCCTGTAAAATCTATACCAACATATTTTTCTATGTAAGATTCAATTGCAGATGCGTGAGATTGTTTTACATCTTCGGATGAGTTTGGTATTCCTCCAAGTTCACGTTCAGTTTTTGTTAGTTTATTGTATTGTTTATCGGGTCTATTTAGACAATAATGCCTATACCCTCTATTTTTAAAGTGATAAAGTAATCTAGGTTTATTGTTCTCAATTAAAATTGGCATACCATAAAACACACAAGCCATCAAAACTTCTTCAAAAAATATTTCGGCAGTTTGAGGTCTTGCAACGTATTCTAAAAAAAACTCATTTGAAGGAGCATCATCCATATTAAATTTAGTAAGTCCGTGTAAAGCACCATTAGAGCCTCTGCCACCAACTACTGCTGATATGTCATAACTATCGCATCCAAATGACCCAATATGTTCATTTCCGGGATGTTTTACTCCATTTCTAAAATGAATATTATTTTGTAAATGTTTCGCAGGGGTCCAAGCAACTACAAACCTACCCCTTATATCAGGAGTGAATACAACTTTAGTGTCTTTCATACCATCTCTCCAATGAAAAGACCCACGAGTAGTGAAGTGTTCTTTTATTAGACTATCGTTATAATCAATTTGTTGGTATATTTTAGTAAGGTTAAATAGAGATTGTTTACTTTCATCTCTAAATGCGTGAGATTCAGTTCTTGGAAATTGACGATAAAATTCATTTAATGCATCAGCATCATTTTTAAGAGAATCTACTTCAGCTTCCCAATAATTTATAGCTCCATTCTTTATCATCATATTATCTACCCCTATAATAGAAGATTCAGGTTTGTAAAAAACAGGCATACCGTATCTATCTATAAACCCCTCCATATTCCATTCCATAGGTATAAATAAAGCATACAGTCCACTTTTAGTTTGACCATTTGCATTACGATTTTTAACATTGGAATCTTCAAACATATCTTTATAATTCTGACCTCCTTTTGATAATGCATTTGAAGTTGAGCCCATCATACATTTTCCAATAATTTTAGACCCTAAACGCAAACAAGTTTTAGTTACTCGCCAATTCTCTTTAATGTTATTTGGCTTGGTCCATTTTCCTGACTCATCGTGAGCTAAAAATAATAACTTTTCTCCATCATAGGAGTTGTCTTCTGTGTTTTTCCAATCTATTGATGTATCTAATCCCTCTATGATTTCATTTTCTGTGTCATACATATTTTTCTTTGTAATCTTAGAAGCAGGGACACGGAAAGCTAGTTCTGTCTTTGGCTTATCCATACCATCCATAATAGGTTTAAAGAAAAATGGAAGTCTGCTATTTATAGGAACTACTTTATCAGTAAACATTTTTTTAGCATCAGACCCGGTCTTTGACAAAATACCAATCCTTGCATCACGAGCAAGAGTACCTACGTTTACACATTCAGATGAAGACATAAATGAGAATCCTGAACGTCTAATCTTTAGGTATATCATACCAAAACTTCTTGAGTCCGCTCTACAGGCTTCCCAAAAAATCCAATATATTCTATTTGCTTCACGAAAATCAGGATAACCAATATCAATACTCGACCATTGAAGATACATATAGTGAGAACCTGTTATGTATGTAGGGACTCCATTATTCATAAACCACACTCCATTTTCTCTACAATCAAATTCATTTTCAATATAATCAACCCATCTATTCTTAAAATCAGATGGCATTTCATTCCATTGAAATATTGATTGTATTCTTAAAAGTTGTTTTGGAAGTAATTCTCTTTCCCAATATTGTTCAGCTTTTGAATTGTGTCTTTGAAGACACTTTTTTGGAGTAGGCGGCAATGCAATATAAAGACCTGCAATACATACAACATCTCCTATCTGTCCTGTTTTAGATATTACTATAACATCATATTTATCATTATAACCATATATCCAAGATTTATTACCATTCTTTTTAGTAATAGAATGGGCAGGTATGTAATCCTTAACTACAGTATATAAACTATTTAGACCTTCTTTCTGCAAACCCTTGTTTTGTATCAGTTTTACTTCCTCCATTTTCGGCAATATCAAGACTTTCTCTTTCAGATTCTATTCTACTAAGAATCTCAAACGCATCAAATATAGCTAATTTTTTTGTAGCCGCTGCGTTCTTTAACTTATCCGCAGCCAAGTCATCTCCATCCATATCAGGATTCAATATAGATTCTTCGGCAACTTTTATAAGTTCCAATACTGCTTTATGACCGGCAGCAATAATTTTTAATTTTGTTTCTTTAGGTGTCATACGATTATCTATAAAACATTACATACACCATTCTGCCTTCTTTCCAACCCGTGTTTGGATATTTACTATGAAAGTAATTAGAAGGATACATAAGTGCACGATTAGGTCTATATCCTACTACAGAATGTAAATCCCAATTATCTAAATTATTTGCTTCTTCTGAAAGAAACCTATCGGCTTCTTCGTTAGACACATCTAAAGGCATCTCATAACCTATATCTTTATGCTTCCAAAAAGCGGTTCCGTGGAGCCCTTCTTTTGTTGATGGAGATATATATAGCACGAGTGCTCTTTCAGGTCTAATATCGCCTACTTTTGAGTCTGCGTGTATTCTCCAATCAGTATCGAACTCTTCAGTTGCTACTCTAAAGAAACCTAAAAGACACTCTCTTTTAGTTTTGTCTATATCGCTTAATTTATTGATAATAAAATTATCAAATTCTTTATTGCTATATTGAACCCAAAACTTCTTATCCCCAACTTCAACTTCTTGAAATTGATTACTCGTCAAACTATTATAGATGTAGTTATAAATATCTTCATTTAAAAAATCATCTACAATATTTATCATAGCTTCATTGTTATTTGATGGTCATACATACGGTATAGCTTTTCTCCATCAACAGTAAACTCATATTCGCTGTCGGGAGAAAAACAAACATAATCGCCTTTTTTAATTCCTTTATTTAATAGATACTCATTTGGATATACCATCTGCCCCATTAAAGGTTCTTCAGCTAAAAATTTTTCTATGTAATATTCTGTAGCAGAAATTGGTCTAACAAAACAATACTTGTCGTAAGCATTCCAAGTAGACCCTTTTTTATACATAAAGAATTGGTCTGTCTCTATAAAGAATAAATCATCTTTAAAGAAACTCTTTCCGCTTTTTTGACGACCTCTCATATCATTATAATACTTAAAAGCATTATGATGTACAAGAAGTGTGTCTCCTATTGATATAGGACCGTTGTAGCTTATGGGAAGCTCGACAACCTCGGCATATCTATTAGAGAATTTATAATCCTCTTCTGAAGTACTGACTATAAAATCAACCACTCCTATATCTCTTGTGTTATCGTATCGCTTTCCATTCGTAGGTTTTACTATGAAGTAGAATGGAGATTTCATTAAAAGTCTATGTTATATTCAATTGAAATTGGCATAGGAGCAGTAAACTCTTTCCAAAGAACTACTTCTTCTTTTATATTTATAATATAAATTAGCACGGAGTTAAATTCATTTCTCTTAATAAGATGAATTAAATTTGAATCCCCAAGTATTTTTTGACCAACTATGTAGTGCATAGCACCACTTTTGTAGTCAGGACCTATTGATATTTTACGAATATCCATTATTCTTTTATAACTAAAAAATCATATAGATATACGACTTCTGAATTACTTAGACCTCTTGTATATATTGAAAAATCTTCTTCATCAATTTTGTTAGTATATTCAATAGGGTATTCAGTTTTTGCTAATTCAGCTAAAGCAGCATTAATGACTTTCTGTGAGTCTTCGGTTTTATCTTCCCAACTGTAGTATTTTGAACCTTCTTTTTCTACTTCAGATACATCTAATGCTTTAAAAATCTCTGATTGTTCATCAAAAAAATTTTTAATAGAAGCTTGAATTGATTTTATTAATCTAATTCCTGAAATTATTGTAGTAGAACTTTTTAAATCTTTATCATTTTTACACTTACTAAGTAATTGCGCCAATGCTGTTAATTCATTAATTGTGTAACCTTTTACTTTTTTCATTTTGATTAAATTTAATTTGTTTATGCAAATATATAAAAAATGCAAGACTTTGTTGTTGTCTCGCACTTTTCTTTATTTTATAGCTTCTAATTCTTGTTTTTGAACTTTGCTTAGTCCACTTAAAAACCATTCTTTAGCAAGCATAATCTCTATATGCTGAATATTTCTATTCTTTGAATCGCTTTCTTCTTCAGTTAGCGTTTCTTTTGAATTTAATTCATTAATTAAATTTACCGAATCGTAAGTAGCAGAGATACTTTTTTCTATTTGTTCTTGTGTTAATTCTTCCATTTTGTTTTTGTTTTTTTGTTTTTTTGTTTTTATATAGCCGTTGCTGTAATAACTCCTGCATTACTAACTGTTATTTTATATGAAGTTCCATTTGGAGATTTTAATACTACTCCTGCTCCTGCGCCTCCAACATATAATGCGGTAGTGCTTGTGTTACCAATCCTAGCAGTATTGCTACCCTCTCCTATAGCGGTGTGACCT